TTGTTAAGGATATTAGTCGTCAAAGTGAAATTGTAGATTACAGTAAGATTTGGTAATATGATATTTGAAAGTCCAGACAAAGGCAAGACTGTGTATAGTAGAGCAGCTGGTCAAACAGAACGTACATTATATAGCATAGATGATGACATGGAAGATATGTTTGCGACTATTCGCGAGGATAGACTATGGGAGGCTATTCGCAATGAATCAAAGACAAATAAGACTTTACAAGCTGCGCTGGATCATGCTATAATGATATATAAGTTATCAAAGGAATATAAAGATGGCGTATAATCCAGCCCAATTTAAAGCAAAGAAAAAACGTGCTGTAGATCCAAATGCTCCGCCGCGCCCTAACTTGCTGTCACATGACAAAGTTATTAGAGAACAAAAAGATGTTATCTTAGATTTGCAACTACAGATACGTAGACAAGCTGAGGAATTAGAAAGCCTTAAGTACAAATATAATAACATGCAACAAAGCATAACTGGAATTCTTAGCTATTTGCAAAAAAGTAAATGATGAGTTTAAGTAAGAAAATTCTTTGTTTGGGAAATAACAGTGAAGACACTGATGTCAAAACCCGAGCAATTGCCTATAGTGATTTGCAAGAGTATCACGGTCTCATTACCGAAATTATCCCTATTGTTGATGGGTATTATCAAACTAGCATATATGATATAGAATACGGCAAATTAGTGGAATTAATTAAATTATTTGATGAAGTTGTTATATTAGATCAATCAAAAGCAGACTGGACCCATCCAGATGCATTCTATAATACTATACGTATAGCCAAGCAAGCGGAAGAATTTGTTAAAGTAACGTGGTTAGATCAATCCTATTCTACTGATGTAACATTATTTGAAGAATTAGTTACAACAAATAAAAGTTTTTGTATTTTTCCTTTTATTGAATTATTAGTCCATAATGGATCTACTACTGTTTGTTGTCGGTCGTTTAAGCCAATTACAAAATTATCTGCGTTGACTAATTTTCAAACAGACTCCGAGTATAAAAAAATACGTGATTCTATGCTGGCTGGCAAATTATTACCCGAGTACTGCAGCACTTGCTACAACTATGAATCAAAAGGTATGGTGAGTGCCCGAAAACAAGAAACGGTTGAATGGGCAAATCGACTAAATTTAACCTCATTAGATGATTTAGCTAATATTACTTCTCCTGCTTATTACGAAGTGCGGGCAAGTAATGTATGTAATTTACAATGTAGGATGTGTGGTCCTGAGAGTAGTAATCTAATAGAGAAAGAATATAAAACAATAGGAATATATGAAAATGTTCCTCTGATTGACTATACAGATTTTAAATTTATCGATTTTACTAATTTAAAAAAATTATATGTATCTGGTGGTGAACCCACAGCAATGCCCGAATTTTATGAGTTTCTACAGACATGTATTGAACAGAATAATACTTCTTTTGAATTTCTCGTTAATACAAATGCCACTAAGTTTAGTAAAAAATTGCTTAATCTATTTGCTCAATTTAGTAATTTGCAATTTGTTGTTAGTATAGATGGATTAGATTCAGTTAACCACTATATCAGATGGCCGGCTGAATGGAGTAATATTATCGATAATGTACATAATCTTAAAGAACGCGGGCATATTATTACTTTTAACACAACAGTATCGATATACAACATAACTAATCTTTATTTGTTATTACAATTTTTTGATACAGAATTTCCAACAACATTAGCGCATTGTCAACTTGCTGGATCGTCCGATAATGTGCTATCTCCTTTTCTTTTTCCAGAATCAGTTAATACATTAAAAGATATAATTAATTTAAATTGTTATAAAAATGATCCATTACTTGCAAGTTTTATTGATGGACTTATTACACATTTTAGTAGTACCAATGATGTCGATGTTGCGAGATTAACAAAGTTTTTTGAATTCAATGATAAACTAGATGTTTCACGGAATATTCGATTAATTGATTATATTCCTGAGCTTGACAATTGTAGGAAATACATAGTATAATAATAGATGAGTTCAAGTTTACAAATCAATGATGAGATGGCAGCATATGATCGCAAAGATCGTGCTTACTACGATAACTTTACAGAAGAAGATCGTAAGAAGTTCAGCACCTATCTAATGCTACGCTATGGTGCTAGTGTTACTGGTTCAAGTGACCTACAGGCATATTATCTATTGGCAGTAAATGAACGTGTAAACAAAAACTTCTTCGACCTAAACAAACATACTAAGTTACAGTGGCTATGTTGTACAACTGTAAGCCCGGGCATGGGCAGACAAAGTCATTACTGGCAAGGTACTAAAAAGAAAGAAGGCAACAGCAAAGCATCAAAGTTTCTTGCTAAACTATATCCTAACCTACGTCAAGATGAACTTGATGTGCTGGTGGCAATTAACGATACTAAAAGTCTTAAACTCTTAGGCCAACAACTAGGCATGGATGATAAGACTATTAAGAAAGAGTTGGAATGATTGATGAAATAGTATCAACTTGGAATGAAGGTAAAACTACTATAGAAGCCGCACCAACATATACCTGTAAATATTGTTCAAAGGAATTTCGTAAGGAAAGTACTTTGGCTGCGCATCTGTGTGAGCCCAAACGTCGTTGGCAACAGGAAAAAGAAGTTGGTGTACAGTTTGGCCTACAAGCATACCTACGTTTCTTTGAACTAACACAAGGTTCGGCTAAACTAAAGAGCTATGCTGACTTTATCACAAGTCCTTACTACACAGCGTTTGTTAAATTTGGTCGTCATATTATTGGTATACGTGCTGTAAATCCACGAGCATTTATTGAATATGTGATTAAACAAAATAAGAAGATTGACCACTGGACACATGAGGTTGTATACTTAGAATACCTGCATCAGTATATGCGTAAAGAAGCAGTACAAGATGCACTTGAGCGGGCATTAACGGAGATGCAGAATTATGTGGACGAAAATACAGAATTATTTCCAAACGGGTTTAAGGACTATTTTAGATCAGCTAATGCGAATCGTGTATGCCATCACATTGCCAATGGCCGTATTAGTCCTTGGATTGTGTTTAACTGTGATTCGGGCATTGCATTCTTGGATTCATTGGGCGAGGAGCAAGTTACGCAAATAATTACAATGATTGACCCGGAGTATTGGCAACGTAAGTTTAAAGACTATTTGGCTGATACCGAATGGGTCAAATCAATTTTAAAAGATGCAGGCTTGTAATGACTGATACTACAAAATTAATCACCGAAGTAGTTAATATGCGCACTGACATATTATATCTAATTCACCTGGTAGAAAAATTGGAAGCTAAGATTGCTAAACTAGAACAGGTGGCTGTTACTCCTCCAATGAATCCTTTTAAAGGAAAGATCATTGAAAAACTATGAAAGACGGGTGGGCGGGACATACACCTCACAACAAAGGTAAAAGAAGTGACACAATTAAATAAAAAATTTGCCAGCGATGTCGATATAGATTTTGCTGACCGTGAACAGATAATCGGTTTACTTGATGTCACTCCTGCGAGTATAGTACGTGATGGTGGTTTAGTTAAACACAACACTGGCGTGTATGCTACAGACATTCCTATAGATCCATTTACAGGACAGGCAAGTTTAGATCATAATGCTGCAGAAGCCCGTGGCTATGTTAAACTAGATTTTCTTAATGTTAACTTGTATAAACAGGTTAGAGATGAAACTCATTTAGTTGAGTTGATGCGTGAACCGGACTGGGCTAAGTTGTATGATCCGGACGTATGTGCAAAGCTAATGCATGTTAATGGGCATTACGATTTGTTATTGCAGATGCCTGAACCTGTGGATAGTATTCCTAGATTAGCTATGTTCTTAGCTATCATTCGTCCTGCTAAAAGACATTTAGCTGGGCGTACTTGGAAAGAAGTTGCTCTTACTGTATGGGATCGACCTGCGGATGACACTTATTACTTCAAAAAAGCCCACGCAATTTCCTACAGTCAATTGGTTGCGGTAAATCTTAACTTAATTACATCTTCCGAATTAAAGTAATACTTCTGCGTTTACTTCTTTTCGACGCAATTTCTCTTAGACTTACATACGGCCCGTGTTGTATTACAACATCTTTGCTGTTGAATGTTTTTAAACAAACTCTAAACTCTGTCCAATCCTGCTTTAAAAACACGTTAATGGGTATAAGCCTGTTACTTTCCCACCACCACTGATCTGCCATAGCTAAAAACATTGTTTTTTGCTCTATGGTACGCAGTGCGGCAAAGTCATATATAGTGGTGATGAATTCATCTGCATTTTGAACAATGCCAATATAATCATTTCCCCCATACGTTATGAACGATAAGAAGGGGTATTGATCAAGTAAAACCTTGTGACTGTCTTCCATTAGAATCCGTATAAATATGTGATAAGGGATAAAACACAGTGCCACTCATCACAAGTTATTTATATGAAAATATTATAGAGGTTCAGGTTCTAGATGATGATCCCACAATTAAAACAAGGAATAGAATCGTGTATAGCAGACCAGTGAAAGTTTATAAGAATATCGATAATATTATCACAATTCAATTCAGAAACAACGACCAAAAGCCTGCTAATGTTGTAAGTAGATCTTTTACATTTGCACTGACAGATAGCAATGTAACGGTATGGTCGACTACTGCTAATATTTCAAATGTAACTACTGCGGTTGGCACGGTTACATTGGACCAAGCAAACGTTGCGAACCTAACACAAGAATACTACAATTACACAGTAAGCTATACTGGGACAGCAGTGGGTAACTTAACACTACCTGCATACACTGATGACAATTGGGGTGCGGTTGGACAAATGCAAGTTATCTCAAACGTTTATTAATCAAAATACTTGACTCGCAGTAACAACTAGCATATAATATAGTATATGCTGAACATCATCTCTGATTTCATTAAAAGTATTTTACCTGCAAAGCGTAAAACAACTCCTAGCGGTTGGATTAGCTTTAATGCACCTTGCTGTATACACAACGGTGATTCAGCAGATACTAGGGGTCGTGGTGGCTTAACTGCTAACGCAGATGGTAGTGTAAGCTACCACTGTTTTAATTGTAACTTCAAAGCATCATATCAACCAGGTCGTCACTTAACATTTAAGTTTCGTAAACTATTATCATGGATGGGTGCAGGTGATAGTGATGTTAAACGCCTAGTAATCGAAGCTATTCGTATCAAAGACCTAGTAGCACCAGAACAGGTAAAAGAACCTGAAGAAAAGATTGAATTTAAAGTTCGTGAGTTACCCAAAGATGCACTTAGTTTTCAACAGCTACTTACACATCACATATTAGATGACTTTAATAATGTTCCTACACTGCTAAATTCAGCAGTTGACTACATCAAGGCTCGTAAGATTGATCATACCAAGTATGAATTTTACTGGACTGACAGTGTGGAACATAAGTTAGATCGTCGTGTGATCATTCCTATGATCTGGGAAGGCCGGACTATTGGCTACACAGCTAGAACATTTGTAGATGAGATTAAGCCAAAGTATTACAGTCATTATGAACCTAACTTTGTGTTCAACACTAACAATCAACAGCGTGATTGGAAGTTTGTTATTGTCTGCGAAGGTCCGTTTGATGCTATGGCCGTAGATGGTGTAGCAGTATTAGGTAATGAAGTAGCAGACCAACAAGCAGATATAATTGACGCATTGGGCCGTGAAGTTATTGTTGTTGCTGATGCAGATAAGAGTGGTGCTAAACTTGTTGACGCGGCGATAAAGTATGGTTGGAGTGTTAGCTTTCCAGTGTGGCAAGAAGATTTAGACTGTAAAGACATTAGTGACGCAGTAGTTAAGTATGGCAAACTATTTGTGCTTAAAACTATCATTGATGCTAAAGAATCAAGCAAGTTAAAAATTGAATTACTACGCAAGAGAAGATATGCCTAGAAAAGATATTATAATAGTGACTCTTCCCGGTACGTTGGTACGTATGCCAATGGCTGCGCCGGCATTACTTAAAGCATCAATTGAACAAGTGGGATTCACATGTAAAACATTAGATTTTAATATTATATTTTATAACACAGTAACTGATGTTATTAAATTGACTGAGTTGGAGAATTTTTTTAGTACAGGGCTTAACAATGAATGTGTACAGGAAGCTAATGAATTAATATCTCAGTGGGCAACTGAAATTATATCATATAATCCGGTATACGTGGGAATTAGTGTTTTTACATATCAGAATCGAATAGCTACTAGAATGTTGTGCGAGTATTTGCGTAAACATTCTGATATAAAAATAATATTAGGAGGACAAGGTTTAACTGATGGTGGAATATTAGGACCGCAAGGGTTCGCAAAAGAATTAATATTAACTTCGCTAGCTGATTATTATATCAAAAGCGAAGGTGAAAATTCGCTAGTAGAATTACTTAAAGGTAATCTCGATTACCCGGGTATCAATAAAGATGATTTCAAACAGATTGATGATTTAGATAGTATTCCATTTCCTAATTACGATGATTATAATTTTGAAATATACGATCGTAAAACATTACCAATAACTGCAAGTCGTGGTTGTGTTAGATCATGTAGTTTTTGTGATATACACGATCACTGGCGCTATAAATATAGATCGGGTTTACGAGTAGCGGAAGAGATGATTTATCTCCATGAACGATATCAAGTTGATAGTTTTAATTTTACTGATAGTTTAGTTAATGGTGGACTAACTGAATTTAAAACTTTTTGTCAGGCAATGATGAAATATAATCAACGGGGTCATAATATCAAATGGGCCGGTCAATATATAATACGTTCATCTAACCACCTTGATGAGGAGTATTGGTATAATTTATCTCAATCGGGTGCTAATAATTTAGCCATCGGAGTTGAAACAGGTAGTGACCAAGTTAGAGAACATATGAATAAAAAATTCTCTAATGAAGATCTTGATTACACTATGAAGATGTTAGAAAAATATAATATTACTTGTACGTTTCTTATGATTATTGGATATCCGACAGAAACTGAATATGATTTTCAATTAACTCTCGACATGTTTAAAAAATATCAGCATCTCGCAAATAAGATAATTATAGATGTTAGCTTTGGTTCTACGTTGGGTATACTGCCAGGTACACCACTGTATAATCAAGCATCAGAATTTAATATTGAATTAGATAAGCATGAAAATAATTGGATGGCACACAATAATCCTACATTAACATTATCAGAACGTATACGCAGGGTGAATAAAATAAAGGAATATGTTGCAGATCTTGGTTATACATTTAATAATAGTGCTACTGGTATGTTACATATCCTTGAACAAAACATTCCGTTATTCGAAAAACGAAATAAAATTAAGAAAATAATAAAACTTAAGGAACAAAAATAATTAACATATGAGCAAAGAATATTCAACAGACCTACAGCAGTTATTTTTAGAAATGATGCTACAAGATCCGCAGAGCTATGTGCGGGTACAAAACATCTATAATCCCGAAAACTTTGATAGAAGTTTACGTGAAGCGGCTAAGTTTATTAAGCAACACAGTGATGAATATAGAACACTGCCTACTATTGATCAAGTACAGGCAGTAACTACAGTCACGCTCAAACATGTACCCGACCTAACTGAAGATCACTACAATTGGTTTATGACAGAGTTCGAGGGCTTTACTAAACGTAATGAACTTGAGCGTGCTATTCTTGCGGCCGCAGATATGTTGGAAAAGGGCGAGTATGATCCAGTTGAAAAACTAATCAAAGATGCTGTACAAATATCCTTAACTAAAGACATGGGTACAGAATACTTTGAAGACCCTAGAGCACGTATTGACCGGTACTTTAACAGTGGCGGACAGGTAAGTACCGGTTGGCCACAAATGGATAAGATACTCTACGGTGGCTTTAGTCGCGGCGAACTTAATATCTTTGCTGGTGGTTCTGGTTCAGGTAAATCTTTAGTTATGATGAACATTGCTCTTAGTTGGTTACAAGCTGGACTAAGTGGTGTGTATGTAACATTAGAACTTAGTGAAGAACTATGCTCGTTACGTACAGATGCTATGCTTACTGGTATGAGTACAAAAGACATTCGTAAGGATATTGAAACAACTGAACTTAAAGTTAAGATGGTAGGTAAGAAGTCCGGACAATATCGTGTTAAAGGATTTCCTGCGCAGAGTAATGTTAATGATATACGTAGTTACTTAAAAGAAGTACAGATTCAAACTGGTATTAAAGTTGACTTTGTTATGGTAGACTATTTAGATTTAGTAATGCCTGTATCGATTAAAGTTAATCCAAATGACCAATTTATCAAAGACAAATATGTAGCAGAAGAACTACGTAACTTAGCCAAAGAACTTAATGTATTGCTAGTAACAGCTTCGCAACTTAATCGTAGTGCTGTAGAAGAAATTGAATTTGACCATAGTCATATCGCTGGTGGTATTAGTAAAATTAATACAGCAGATAATGTGTTTGGTATCTTTACAAGTCGTGCTATGAAAGAACGTGGCAGATATCAATTACAATGTATGAAGTCGCGTAGTAGTACTGGTGTAGGACATAAAGTAGATTTGACTTATAATATTGAAACCATGCGCATTACAGATGAAGGTGAAGAAACTGCCGGAGATGGCAATGGTGCTAGTCGCAATATCAACAACGTATTAAACAATATTAAATCAACATCAACAGTTAATAGAGAAACTGGTGAAATCACAGATGCTCCGAAAATTAATGCTACTGTAGACAGTAGTAAACTTAAAAGTATGCTTGCTGGCTTAAAGAATAGTAGCGAATGACAAAATATACCTTAGAAGAAAAAAAATTAGTTTGTTGCGACACTAATTGTGGATTAACCGAATAGATTATGCCGCTTGATTTTACATTAATTGAGAACAGTACAGCTTATTCGTTGGATAAGTTATCTAACAAAACATCAACGATATCTCCTGATTTATTTTTATTAGATTCTTTTTTATATCCTCCGTTATTGACTAAATTAAATGATTATATTCTTAATACTGAGTTAGAATGGCACGTCGATCCTTATCGAGAAATTAAAAATAGAACAAAAATTAATTGGGTATTTGATTCAGTAATTGAAGAAGTGCATATTGTTATGAAAAATTTAACAACAGTATTAAATCAACAATTTAATCGATCTGATAAATTTCTCGGTATAACTATTTGGAAAGATCAAGAAGGCTACACAATTGATCGACATAAGGATCGCGTATTAATTGATTTAGCAATTCAAATTTATTTATTTGGTGGTACCGAAGATTTAGGTACAAAGTTTGAATATGATAATACTATTATATCGGCCGACTATAAAGAAAATTCTGGGTACCTACAGGACAATCAAACAGGAGTAGTGCATTATCTTGATACTCCTGTGCCCAAAGACCATATTAGATATTCATTGTATGCTATATGGATTAGAGATTAAATTTACTTAACATTTGACCTATACCTAATACTTCTGAATAATCATTGGCATGAACAACATGTACTAATTTCGATGGATTTAGATCTAATGTTCTGCACAAATCATGATGTGCTTCGCCATATGTATTCCATGTATAATCTCTAGGAATATTATTAATCATAAATGCCCCGCACGATGTCAAATTGGTGTTTACATCACCATGATAATGATTGAACATAGTTATTGCATCAGCAGTGCGTTGGCGACTCCATCGTAGACCTATTCTATTCCATTGTAGGGCGTACTTACTAATACTCATACCAAAAGATTTAATACAGGGGTGATCTAAATCAATATTAATATCTCTAGCTGTGGTAATCCAGGCAAAATCAATGTGTATATCGATATTTTTAATTTCACACTCTTTTAACAGTGCGGGCCATTCTGTCCGTATGTCTGCGGATCTCCAGTCTGGAATTGAAATGATTAAAGGGATATTAGGCGCAAGCTGTCCTGGTTCAGTGCCGTGTTTGCCTCCTACTAGACTATAATATGAATATTCTCCAGGTAGAATCTGCATACCGTCCCATCCATATTTAAGTATAAACGATTCAATAAAATGAGTACAACCCATAATTATATCTATACAAGGAAATTTATTCCATCCTTGTAAATCATTAAGTTTTGTTGATCGAAACCACTCATCTGCTAAGGGAATAAATTGTGCAGAATTAATTACCTGGTGCGATTGACTAAACCAATCAACTTTAAGACTGTGTAAAAATTTGTCTTCTATTGGAATTAATTTTTTAGTTACATCACCGATTGACCAAGTCATATTAAACAATACCATCCATTGAGTTATATAAAAATTTATAAAATGGAGATGTAAAATTTAATCTCCATGTGCCATTGTGTCCAAAGCAGGTTTCTGCTATGACTAATTTATCGAGTACAATACCCAACTGTTTTTGTTCGCTAGCCCAAGGTTCAGGATATATAGGTTCGTTAAAGCTCTGAGATTGAATGATATTTTTAATATCTATACCGTCAATTATAATTCGAGTGATTGTTAGCAGTTGATCTCTCACAGTGCCGTCGAAATCGCACTGGCGTTGTGTATCATCTTTATTATAACGTGTGATTGCTAATTGGTGAGGTTGATCAAATGTTAACGTATGAACAAAATTTATATTAGTATTTGTTTCAGTTACTAACCCATCAAATTTAATTGTATCGTCTACAGATATAGTAACACCGGGCGGTAAATCCCAGTAATCACTTTTAAATTCAATGATAAATTTTATAATCTCTTTATTGTTCATTGTACTTTTACTTATCGTGTGCTATACTTAAAGAAATAAAATTAATTACAAAGACACATAAATACTTTAAACTGGAGTAGAACTTTGCAAAAGCGCACACGTAGTATCCTTACTGAGCTAGATGAGCTATTAGCACACAAGGATAAGGCAAACCTGATTGAAAGCAGAGCTAATAACATCATTAATGGTGCTATTAATCTCATCAATCACATCCGTGAAAACTATGATACCGAGCAAGCAGGTGAGCTAGAGCGCCGCTTACTTAATGCAATCAAAGGACAAGACCCTGCAAAATTTAGTCGCGGTATCAGGAAATTAAAAGATGAAGATTAATGAAATATTAGCAGAAGCAGGGAAAACATATAACTCAGGGTCAAAGTCTGCTCTTAGTTCATTTCTTAGAGGCGCCGGAGCAACACAGGGAGCCGATGCTGTAGATGCTTATAAAACTGCAAACGCAACTAATCCTAATGTTCGTCAGATTTCCGATTTAGAAACTAATGCGACTGATTCATCTAATGCTTCGGTTGCTAAAATGCAAGGCGCTAATGCAGCGGCAATGACTGCAAAAACTACACTTACTGCTCAACAGGCTGCGGCTAAACGAGCGAGATTTATTGCTGTAATAAAACAACAAGCAGATCGTCAAGGATCTATATCAATGACTGATATAGGAAAACAAATTCCAAAACAAGGCGAATATGCGGACCCAATAAGACGTAGAGAAGCAATTAAAAATGTTGCACAAGAGTTACAGCAACAAGGAGTAACAGTAACAGCAAGTAACACGCCGACTACTGCGCCCCAAACAACACCCACAACCGATGAGCCATACAGTATAGGCGGACAACAATTAGATCCTACTAAGCCCGGTGATAAAGCAATTATTGATAAACTTAAAACTGCACAGGCAACTAAACCTAAAACTGCACCGGCAACTAACCCTAATCAACCTGCAGCAGGAAAATTTGACTGGGATGAAGAAGTACATACTACAGATGCAAATACACCGGCGCCATCTGGATGGGTGAAGCTTAAAATTCCACCATCAATTCAACCCGGCAAAGAATCTCCGTATCGCTTAGTACATCAGAAATATGCTCAAGATTGGATAGCTAACGGGTGGGTATTAGCGAAATGAAGTTATTTGAAATAAAAAAACAAACACCGCAATGGTTACTTGCTGAAGCTACTGGAATAAAAACACCATCAATTCACCTAGAACACTTGGAAGATTTGATTTTTAACAGTGGATATGCTGGTGCGCATGCGGCATTAGATTACGTAGAAAGTTTACGTGCTATGTTAGCAGAAGGCACAGGAACAACAACACAACTTACAGTCAAATGGGATGGTAGTCCAGCAATTATCTGCGGTATTGATCCGAGTGATAGTCGTTTCTTTATTGGTACTAAATCAGTATTTGCTAAAGGTGAGCCTAAACGATGTAAAACTGCAGCAGATATTGACAAATGGTATAGCGCACAGCCAGAGCTTGCGACTAAACTAACAGCATCATTAAAATATCTTTCAAAACTTGGTATTGGTGGTGTAGTACAGGGCGACCTAATGTTTACAGAAGGTGATGTAACTACAGTGTCTATTAACAACGAAGATTGTTATGTGTTTACACCTAACACAATTACCTATGCTGTTCCAGTTAACAGCAACTTAGGGCAACGTATTGCTCGAGCTAAACTTGGTATTATATTCCACACCAGCTACGAAGGTGACTCATTGGATGCAATGACAGCAAACTACGGTGTAAACGTAAGTGGATTAACACCAACATCAGACGTATGGTTTGATGACGCAACGTATAAAGATTATACAGGTATTGCTAGTTTAACACCTAGTGAAAATGTCAGCATACAAAAACAAATTGCCGCAACACAAGCAACAATAGAAAAGATTGGGCAAGCTCGATTTGATATTATACTAAACAACAAAGACTTTGCACGTAGCATTAAGCCATTCATTAATCAAATGGTTAGACAGGGTGAACAAGTAGGCGAACCTATGCAGTTCTTACAAAGATTTGTTGATTATTATAACGGCGAATTAATGAAAGACATTGAGAACTTATCGGGTGGTATTGCTGGACGTGCGGCACAGGCTCGCTTGGTTAAGATTAAAGAAAAAGAACAATGGGTAGCAGACAATGCCAACAACCTATTGATCATACTTGCTACATACAAAAGAGTTATCGAACTTAAACATGCACTGATGCGCAAACTAGCGCAGGTAGATGGTATTGGTACATTCCAAAAGACCAACGATGGTTATAAAGTAACTGCTCCGGAAGGCTTTGTTGCTATAGGGCACGATGGCGGAGCAATTAAGTTAGTTGATAGGCTTGAATTCAGCAGAACTAACGCATTAAGACGTGCTTAAAAATACGAGCATTACAGTATAGAATTTTGTTTAGATGATAAATAAAAGTATGCGCGAAAGCGTAAAATAAATTAGGAGAAATAACATGGCTACACCAGCAGCAGTAAATCCAGCATCAACAACATTAAACGTTGAACAAGTAGGTCGTAATATTAGCTTTTTCACAGTTGACTACATCAACGCAGTTGATGGTTCAGACGGTCCAGGTGAAACACAACAATTAGTATTAAATGCAATCCAAACATTGCACACAATCGTTGCTATTGGTCCTTTAGTTGATAGTAATACACAACAAACTTTCGCAATCGAAGGTGATTTGTATACTCCACAAAATGGTCAAACATTGCAAGCAACTATTCGTGACCTTACAACAACAGGTGGCGTTGACGTTTCAAATGCAACAGTTACAGCAACTAAACTTGCTATCTTAACAGCAGCAGCAGTTGCAGTTTAATTAATAATTAAACAACAAAAAACACTCTTCGGAGTGTTTTTTTGTGGCTTGTATTCTTAAATTATGATAAATACTATTATACGCAACTAGCGTGAAAAATTAGGAGTAATATTATGGCAACAGCATTAACAAGAGTAAATGGCGGAGCATTACCGATTGGTTCAGTAGGACAAACATTAGTAACTGGACGTCCGTTAACATTTTATACAGTATCATTAACTAACGTTCATGTTGGTTATTCAGCAGTAGACAGTGATTTTGAAAAATTAGTACGTGCTATCGAAACAGTGGGTTCAATTGAACTTTTAGGTACACCGGGCGCAGGTGCTTTCCGTGTGGCTATTTCAGGTGCAAACAAAACAGCAGGTGAATTAGAAACATTGTTGGCAGCGGCAGTAGCAACTACAACAGTGGCAGCATACACATTCTAATATAACTATTAAAATGTAAACGAAGAGGCAGTTTTTATACTGCCTTTTTTAATGACTATAAATATTGCTATGGAAGCATTATATCAATATCGAGCATACACCCTAATAGATATAACCCAAACCAATGTACTAACACAGTCAGCAGAACATCAGAAACAACGCAATCAACAACGTAATTGGGAAACAATAAATCAGTTATTAAGTTTGCGAGCACAGTTAATGGAATTTACGTATCTGCCTATGATAGCCGCTGATGTTGCAGAGTATTCGTTTGGTATTAACTATACAGGCATACATAACATTTGGTCGTTTGATTTTGCTGTTGAGCGAGAAGATGTCTATGCTCTCAATCACGATAGATATGGTACGCTTAAAGATGACTTTAAACTTGCCCCTATCATACTTAGACTAGACGAAACAGCACATCCTCCACTACCCTTATTCTATGCCAGCGGTGTAGATAAAAATATCTATTTTAAAACACGCAGTTAAAAACTACATAGTACAACTAAATATTAGTTGATGCAACAACAATAATCATGGCACATATTAAGGCATAAACTAGGCTCAACGAATACGCATCGCTACTATATAAAAGAGAGCGATAATGGCAAGTAAACCTACAGAAATCGAGAAAGAAAATTTAGAAGCACATGTCGAACTATGCGCCGTAAGGTACGGTAGCTTGGAAACTAAATTAAACAACTTGGAACAGCGCATGGATAAACTTGAGCTGCATCTGATTGACATCAAAAACAGTCTAACTGATAAAATATCGGGCGGCGACAAACAAACCATCAGCATCTTCACAACTATGATGGGTGTTGTACTTGCTGGACTCATTGGCTTTATTTCACACAGTCTTTTTAAATAAAACTCCCAATGTTATCCTGTAATAAATACTTTATAGGATAACATCATGAAAATTGTTGAACTTACAAACAAACTACTACTAACAATCACAAACGAAGAATATGAACTCTTAGAGCAGTTCACTGGCGATAATACTATTGCTAAAAGTCAATTAGACGAACGCGAACAAATAATCGCAAATCAACTCACAGTCAAAGATGTACTGTTACGAACAAATGAAGCCGGCAAAATCTACTACAAAAAACGTATTGACTGAGATCGACGTTGAAAAGATACGTAGGTTTACAGAAGCAGAGTTGGCCAAACATAGTCGAGGTCCACTACCATTCTGCTATCAACTTGGCGCAGATACACTAATCGTAGGCAAGTACAAAATAACAAAAATAACAGACAAAAACTGGCGAATTACCAAAGATAATGAACAGGTATTTGACTTTTTTAACAGAAAAGACGCTATATTTTACTGCATTGCCTTACACAAGCACAAATATGAATTAGCACAAGAAGTACGAGTTAACGATAACTTAATTGGCGTACTTGAATTTGATGCCATACTATATAGATATCGCTATAAGCAAGCACAAGAGAAGAACGATGATTGGAATATAGCATTATATTCTAATAAATACACTGAAACCATGCTTAGAATTGAAGAATCAAAGAAACAATTGAAGAAGTCTATTGTTTTGATAAATAATATTAAATAATTGCATTAGGAAGAATTAACCATGAAACTATCAGAAATGTCTCAGACATCTGCAAAAAAAATTAATAAAGTATTAGAAAGCCGTTTCGGCTTTGCTATTAACTATGATAACTTGTCTATTGCTAAAGCTCAACGCTTAGGTGAAACAATTTCATTAAACCTAAACAAAATCCGTCATAGTGCGGATTTTCATCGTGCAGAAACAAATCCACGTTACATGGAATTGTTAACTGTACAAGAAGGCTTAAACACTTGGCTCACTGAGCAACATCAACAACTAAACGAAGGTGAAGTTGGCAACGCAGAAGTATTATTAGCTGCTAAAGATATGGTTGATTCAGTACAAGATACAATTGAGAAAGTTGGTAAAATGCAAAATGAACAACTTCCACAATTGCTTGACAGTATTCGTGACCAAATTGGTTCAGAGCAAGCTGATGCATTTAAAAACGCAGTTGGCGCAACATTAGATCAACTAATGCAAAACCTACAATCAGCACGTGAAGGTGTCGACACCGGTGTGCGTGTATTGTCGGGTGAAGCAGTTGATCAACCAATGGCATTACCAGGCGATGATTTAGGTGCTGAATTACCTCCGCCACCAGAAAGCGACTTCGATGCTGAAGAACCAGCTGATGGTTTTGCAGCTACTGATGCCGCCGCTGGTGGAACTGAAACATTAGGTAGAGAATTGCGCTAATGCGTTTACGTGAATTTGCTCACGGTCCAACAAATACTCCAGAGTCTAACCTAGTTACTGCTCTGGAGTTATTACGTCACCGTTCACAAGACAAATCAGCATCAGCAACAATAAGCACACAAAGTCTTATTAATCTAGTGTTGAACACAGATCGTACATTTAGCTACGATGCCCTAGTTGATGCTAATGAAAATAATCCAGCAGTAAAAAATCTAATCAAAAGTTTCAATCAAGAACAAGTTGTTCTTGCTCCGCTAACAGGTAACACCGATGATGTCGATGCTACAACAGCTAACACAGATGCCGCAGAACAAAATACATTCCAAGCACCAGTAGATGATGTTACTAGCATGGCTAAACGTGCCGCTAAAACACGTGGTGCGCCAATAGCACAATAACCAAATCATTAAAAATCATTGACTTTATACTATAAATAGTGTAGTATTGTAATATACTATTGGAGGTATTATATGAGCTATTCAGCAGCGGTCTTGGACCATTATGAAAATCCAAGAAATGTGGGATCTTTAGACAAGGAGAATGCGCAAGTTGGGACCGGAATCGTCGGTGCCCCAGCTTGCGGATGACAGGTGACGTCATGAAGTTGCAAATACAAGTTGAAGATGGTGTTATAATAGATGCAAAGTTTAAAACATATGGCTGTGGTTCGGCAATTGCTAGTTCTAGTCTAGTAACAGAACTGCTTAAAGGCATGACAATAGACGAAGCATTTACAATTAAAAATTCAGCAATAGCAGAAGAACTTGCCCTACCGCCAGTTAAGATACATTGTAGTGTCTTGGCAGAAGATGCAATTAAAGCCGCAATAAACGATTACAGGAGTAAGCAATAGTGGAAGATGTTGAGAGCCCATGTATCGGAGTTTGTCATTTAGATAATGGCGTGTGTCGTGGATGCAGCAGAACAACTGACGAAGTAGTTGAATGGTATAATTATACAAATGAACAAAAGCAAGCAGTACTAGATAGGATATTCAATGATTAGTCTAACTGAATTAGCTGCAGAAAAAATTAAGAAAAGTATCTCTGCTCGTGGAGCAAATACATTAGGTATTAAAATTGGTGTTAAAACTGCTGGTTGTAGTGGTATGAGTTATGTACTTGAATTTGTTGATCAGCTTACAGCAGATGCTATCGAATATAAGTGTCACGATGTTAGTATTTTTACCACACCAAAAGACTTAGTCTACGTAGATGGATTAAAAATGGATTGGCGTCGTGAAGGACTCAATGAGGGTTTTGAATTTATTAATCCAAATGCCACCGGTGAATGTGGATGTGGTGAGAGTTTCACAGTTTAGTTGACCTTTGACGTTTAACACTATATACTAATAGTATGCTTATACAAAAATACAACTACACCCCCATCGATCGTCAGAGCGTGGATGGAAAAAGACTTTACAGTTTGCCAGATGGTAGTAAGGTTCCTTCAGTAACAACAATCTTAGACAAGACAAAACCGCCCGAAGCTAAGGCAGCCTTAGAAAACTGGCGAAAGTCTGTTGGCGAAAAGAAAGCGCAGGAAATCACCACAGAAGCCGCTAATCGCGGAACACGTATGCACAAGTGGTTAGAAGACTATGTGCAGAACAATCGCAACATGGGTGAACCCGGCACTAATCCTTACAGTATACAAAGCCATAAAATGGCACAAAAGATTGTAGAGGAAGGATTGGTACACGTAGACGAAGTATGGGGTATTGAGGTGCCTTTATACGTTAGTGGACTATATGCCGGCACAACTGATGCTTGCGGAGTACACAAGGGCAAACCAGCCATTTTAGACTACAAACAGACTAATAAACCCAAGAAAACCGAGTGGATTCAGGACTATTTCCTTCAGTTATGCGCCTATGGACTAGCACATAACGAAACTCACGGAACCGACATACGTCAAGGTGTTATTCTAATGTGTAGTCAAGACTTCCAATATCAAACATGGACAGTTGAGGGTGCCGAATGGGATTTGTGGACTGAACGTTGGTTAAAAAGAGTTGAGGAGTATTACAAATTAGTTTAATTATTCGCGGCGATGGTTATTATGAAAGACTATATTTTGAATATTGGCAAGCAAGATGTTTACGATATTGTGATGCATTACCGGCAGTAGCATATAGTTTTGGTATAGATTTTAACACATATTCTACTGATTTTCCCTGTGTGATAAATTTTCCCGATCACCAACTTCCTTTATCTCTCGGGCTTACTGTTGATGATCAAATCGATTATATTAAAGCACACGCCGTTCGAACTCCTAAAAAAGTTTTAGATATTGGTGCTGGCCGAGGTGATGTTTCGTGTGTGTTAACTAAGATGGGGGTTGATGTAGTAGCTGTAGAAAAAACAGATGTAGCTACTAAATGGTTTGCAAAAACAGGCAAACATTTTTTTGGTAATAGGTTCGTCCCTCCGGTTGTATTCGAAAATGGAATAAGTGATGTAGAACTTGATTTTTCTATCTACGATACAATTATCATGGTCGAAAGTATAGAGCACATTAAAGAACATGAATTTAATCCAATCTGGCAAAATATAATTGAAAATTTTAAAGGATTGTTTATATTAACTAATTTCCTACAAATGACACATATCCCTATAGGTGATTGGGGGCCAGGCGCCGAAGAGGAGCATTGTAGAATTGTGACTCCTGAATTATATGATATTATGTGTACTCGAGCTAAGAAAGTTATATTGAGAGAAGGCGCCCATTTAGTATTAGAGTTCTAACATACATCTCAGCTAAATATAAAATATAGATAGGATAATAACATGGCTGTAACTCAAATTTCCAAAATACAAATCCGTAGAGGACTACAAGAAAATCTGCCACAACTTAGTTCAGCTGAAATGGGCTGGTCAATTGATGAACAAAGATTATTTATTGGTAACGGTACATTAGCTGAAGGCGCCCCGGTTACTGGAATGACTGAGATTCTTACTGCGCAAAGTATGTATAGTGAGTTGGCCTTGATTGAATCATTAGAAGGTAATGTTAGTATACTTTTCGGAAATGTTGCTGCAGTGGAAGCCAACGTTGCTACTATTAGTGCTACTCTCGAGTTAAACTCAATAACGTTATTAGATGCTGTTCCTGTCCAAACAAATATCGCAGTATCACTAAGTTCGTTGTCATCGAGAACATTGGACTATACTATAGTACGTGGTACAACTTCACGAGTTGGTTCTATCCAAGTTACACAGTTATCGGGTACACCTGTATTTCAAGATGATTATGTTGAAACAGCTGACACCGGAGTTGTTCTTAATTTTGTGAGTAATGCGAGCAACGTAACAATGACTTATACTACAACCAGTACAGGCGAAGAAGCAGAATTTAAATATTATATACGACAATTTGTTTAATATAAAACTTGAAAAAAGTTAAAATATTATGTACAATATATAATATAGTAAATACAACACAACAATCAACAATACAAATTTAGAGCAGTACTAAATTACGAGGTTATCAAATTGAGTATCATTCAAGTAATAAAACGTAGCGGTAGCCGCGCCCCGTTAGCAGTAGATAAATGGCAAGCCCAGATCACAAAAGTATGTGCTGGAATCGCAGACGTAAGTCAGTCAATGATTGAAATCAAAGCACAACCACATTTTTATGACGGCATCAGCACACGTGAAATTGACGAAATTACACTTCGTGCTATTGTTGATCTTATTGACATCGAACACAATCCAGACATAGGGCATACTAACTATCAGTACGTAGCAGGCAAACAACGCCTGAGTATGTTACGTAAAGACGTCTACGGTGACTACGAAGTTCCTCGTTTATATGAAATTGTTAAGACAAATGTAGCAACTGGCCTATACACATCAGAACTACTCGAATGGTACTCGGAAGAAGAGTGGGATAAGATGGATTCATTTATTGACCATACCAAAGATGAAACTTATTCATATGCGGCCATTGAACAACTGATTGAAAAATATCTTGTACGTAACCGTGCTACTAAACAGATTTACGAAACTCCGCAGATACGTTATATAGTTGCAGCGGCAACAGTATTCCATAAAGAAGAACCTAACAGCGCACGTATGCGTTTTATCAAAGAATACTATAATTGCGCCAGTGACAGTTTGTTTACCCTGGCAACGCCTGTTCTCGCCGGCCTAGGCACACCAACTAAACAATTTAGTTCATGTGTACTAATTAAAGCAGACGATGATTTAGATAGTATTTTTGCATCAGGCGAAATGATGGCCAAGTATGCTAGTAAACGTGCTGGTATTGGTTTAGAAATTGGCCGCTTACGTAGTCTAGGTTCGCCTATACGTGGTGGCGAAATACAACACACAGGTATGATTCCGTTCTTGAAGAAATGGTTCGGTGATTTACGGTCATGTAGTCAAGGCGGCATACGTAACGCATCAGCTACTGTGTTTTACCCTATCTGGCATCATCAGTTTGATGATTTAATTGTGTTGAAAAACAATCAAGGAACAGAAGAAACAAGAGTTAGACACATGGACTACGGTGTTGTACTAAGTGCTTTCTTTTGGCGTCGTTTTAAAAACAAAGAAAATATTACATTCTTTGATCCTAACGAAGTACCTGACTTATACGAAGCCTTTTACAGCAATACTGAATTGTTTGAAGAATTGTATGTTAAGTACGAACGTCGTAAAGACCTACGTAAGAAAACAATGTCAGCCGAAGAAGTATTTAAAGGCGGCATTTTAAAAGAACGTACAGATACAGGTCGTATCTATCTAGTGTTTATTGATAACGTTATGAAGCAAGGACCATTTGATCCAGAATATCATACCATCTATCAAAGTAATCTGTGTTGCGAGATTTTACTACCCACTAAGCCATTCAAACGCTTAGATGATCCAACTGGTCGCATTGCCCTGTGTACACTTGGTAGTATAAATTGGGGTGCTTTCCGCAATCCAGAAGACATGCGTCGTGCTTGCCGTATCCTGCAACGTAGTTTATGTAACATTTTGGACTATCAAGATTTCTTAAGCATACAAAGCCAATTGTCAAACGATGAGCTACAACCCTTGGGTATTGGTATTACTAACTTGGCCTATTGGCATGCTAAACGTAGTTTACAATACGGCGATAGCGATGCCCTACAAGAAGTTAAAAGTTGGATGGAACATCAAGCATTCTACTTAACAGAAGCCACAGTCGAACTTGCTAAAGAACGTGGCCCATGTTTAGATTCTGCAAAAACACGTTACGGTCAAGGACAGTTTCCTTGGGAGAATCGTGCAGATGGTGTTAATGAACTTGCTGACTTTACACCAGAACTTGATTGGGAACAACTACGTAGTGATATGAGATCATATGGTGTACGCAATGCTACCTTAATGGCTATTGCTCCTGTAGAGTCAAGCAGTGTTGTTATTAACTCAACCAATGGTATTGAAATGCCTATGAGTTTAATTTCAGTTAAAGAATCAAAAGCTGGCTCATTCACACAGGTTGTTCCGGAATATCATAAGTTAAAGAATAAATATCAACTCATGTGGGAACAAAAAGATTGTTCAGCATACTTAAAAACTGCGGCAGTACTAGCGGCCTATGTGGATCAAAGTATCAGCACTAACACATTTTACAATCCGGCACACTTTGCGGATCGTAAGGTGCCCACTACATTGATTGCTAAGAATTTAATGCAGGCACAGCTATGGGGCATTAAAACATTCTACTATAGCTTGATTAATAAACAAGGTAGTAAGATGGTTGCAGAAGTAGCGCCAACAATGGCACCAATAGATTATGATGATGAAGAGGGCTGCGAAAGCTGCAAATTATAAATGAGTAAAGCACAGTATAACCTAAGTAAGCCAACTAACTATCTACAACGTAAGATGTTTTTGGATCCGGCAGGTCCAGTAACAGTGCAACGCTTTGAAGAAGTTAAGTATAACAAGATTGCAGATTATGAAGCTACAGCACGTGGTTTCTTTTGGCAACCAGAAGAGATTAGCCTAAGTAAAGATGCCAATGATTTTAAAAGTGCCAGCGATGCAGTCAAACATATCTTTACTAGTAACTTGTTACGTCAAACAGCTTTAGATAGTCTGCAAGGTCGCGCACCTAATCAAGTATTTGGCCCAGTAGTAAGTTTACCAGAGCTAGAAGCACTTATTAGTAATTGGAGTTTCTTTGAAACTAACATTCACAGTAAGAGCTACAGCCACATTATTCGTAATATCTATAATGTGCCTAAAGATGTGTTTAATACAATTCATGATACACAAGAAATTGTCAGCATGGCATCAACCATTGGCAACTACTATGACAAATTGCATGTGATTAACTGTCAAGCTGAACTCGGCATTAAAGTTAGCGAAACAGAACATATTAAAGCTATTTGGCTAGCCCTACATGCTAGTTACGGCCTAGAAGCATTCCGCTTTATGGTATCATTTGCCACAAGTTTGGCTATGGTGGAAAATCGTATCTTTATTGGTAATGGTAATATTATCAGTTTAATTCTACAAGATGAATTACTACACAAAGAATGGACAGCGTTCTTGATCAATCAAGTGATTAAAGAAGATCCACGCTTTGCTGCTATTAAACAAGAATGCGAAGCTGAGGTATATCAAATGTACCTAGACGTTATTTGCGAAGAGAAAGCATGGGCCGATTATTTGTTCAAAATGGGCCCAGTTATTGGTTTAAACGCTAACATCTTGAAAGATTTTGTTGATTATACCGCCGTAGATGCACTAAAACAAATCGGTATACGTTACACTAGCCCTGCGCCTAAATCAACTCCGATTCCTTGGTTTAATAAGCACAGTGATACCAGTAAAAAACAAACAGCCTTACAAGAGTCCGAATCAACTAACTACGTAATTGGCGTAATGAGTGATGAGATGAACTACGACGAATTACCTACACTATAATAAAAGGAGCCAATATGTTAACTGTGTATTCAAAAGATTCTTGCCCATTCTGTGAGCAAGCAAAGAATTTATTAACAATGAAAAAGATTGCGTTTGAAGTAATTAAAATTGATGAAGATTTAGACGCACGCGAGTTTATTATGAGTGAAGGGCATCGTACAGTGCCACAAATTTATCGTGACGGTAAACTATTTGTATCGGGCGGCTACCAAGGCCTGCAAAAATTAACCAACGAACAATTAAACGAAATGTTAGGGGAAACAAGTGCTAGTAACTAATAAGTACGACCGAGATACATTAGTATCATTTAAATTAGTAAATGGTGATGAAGTTATTGCTAAAGTATTAGAAGAAACTGCTGATGAATTCATTGTATCTAAACCAATGATTGTAGTACCAAGTCCACAGGGCATTGGCTTGATGCAGAGCCTATTTACATCTGAGTTAAATAAGAGTATACACATTGATAGACGTCATGTTATGCTACATGCACAAACAAGTGGCGCATTAGTAAACCACTATATACAAACAACAACAGGTATTGAGCCAGCTGGCGCTGGTGGTATTATAACTTAGGATTAGGCATGTCGGCAGAAAAGGATATTAGTTTAGTAACTGCAAAGGCTGGCAGTGTAATAGCAGAGAACATGAAAGTTACTCTGGCCACTGCTTCCGGAGCACTTACACCTAGTACCATTACTGCTATGGTTGGTATAGCAGAAGGAACGGCGTTAGCACTTCCTCAGAGTGTAAGTAATGCTAAAGATAAATTGGCCGCTGCAGCGGCTA